TACTAATATTGCTGCAAGTTCTTTAATACCAATTCCATCAAATGCATTAAAAACATTACTCATTAATTTTTGAAGACTTGACCCATCCAATGCAATCAAATCACCAATTTTTGCGAATCCCTCAGCTGCAAGAATACCAAGAATAAAAGATGCAATACCCATACCAATTGCTCCCATACCCAAAGCTACTCCCACTTTACTGACCTTCAATTTATCTATTCCCATAGCAGCACCTATTACCAATGCCATAAATACCAAATCGATACCACGAAATGCACCAAAAGTATTACCCACAAGGGTCTTTAAGGACGCACCATCTATCCCAGCCATTTCTGCTATTTTAGCTCCACCACCTAATGCCACCATAAATGCAACAAGACCAGCACCAAGAGAAGCCATTCCTACAACAAATTTTGGTCCTATTTTCATAATACCTTTCGCAATAGCACCAATTCCTCTACCTACTCCTCCGAGAATACCTGCAATAAGACCACCACTTTTTTTATCTTTTGCCGAAGCTTCGGCCATACTTCCACTTAAACTTTTTTGAATATCTTTAAGTATATCTTTGAATTCACCCATTTCTTTAGCTGTTTCTCGGGCTCGTTCTTTCCCCAGAACTTTTTCATTTTTTGTTCCGGCGGCAAGATTATTTGCTACAGATTTACCAATAGCAGCGGCTATATCTTTGATATTTTCAACCTTTATTCCTTCTTCAGCCATTAAATTTCCTATTGTCGATTTATTTCTTGGTTTTCTTTTTCAATTCTTGCATTCTCTTCTTTAATCCATTCTTGTAACATTTCAATATAAAGTACTCTTTCAAATGGTATCATATTATCAATCTCACTAAGACTCCAATGGTGGTGCTGAATCATAGCGAAGTTTGTAGTATAATGGTTCGCTAAGGAGTCATGACTCAGACCGATTAAAAAAAATCAGCCAACCCTTCTAGAACCTTAGTGTTCTTTTTTCCACATGCAGTGCATTTAGCATTCACTTCTTTTCTTAGTTTTGGCATTGTATCAAAGAAACTTTGTATACTTCTGAACTGTCCTGAAGTTAATGAGTTTAAAAAATCATCAATTTCTTTTACTGTATAATCTTTTGTAGTATGCATTTCCTCACCCTCTAAAATGTATTCTATACATTGACCAATCATTTCAAAAGTTTTATTGACTAATGCTTCACCTTCAAGTCCTACTATGGCAATTGAAGTTTCTATCTCAGGATATTTCATTTTGATCTTAATATCTTTGGTAAGATCGATTATATCTTTATGGTTTTTATTTTTTTCTATAATAATAGTATTTAAATCTACTTCTGCAGAATATATACAACTTTTATTTTTATCTTCACTACATATATCTTCATCTCCGAGTGAATAACTAATTGATGTTACATCACCAACAGATTTAGCTCTTAGTTGAAGAAATATGTATTCAATGTCAAACATTGGTAAACTGTTTATATCAATTTTTTCTTGAACACAAGCATCAATAATATCTCTTGTTGCACGAATCACATCTTTAGATTCACCACTTTCCATGGCCATCATTAACATTTTTTCTTCCTTAACAAGAAAAGGTCTATATGTAATTTCCTTTCCAGTAGATGGAAGAGTTAAACTGTGTTTTATAATATTAAGCGTCGGCAAAGCCATAATAATCTCCTATTTAATAATTAAATATCATCAACTGATATCCCCGCTGCCTGCAAAGAAGAGGGTTGTGGGGACCCCGTAGTTGACCCACTTGTTGAATCGAACCATTTTCTAAATTGAAAAGTTACAGGAAGTCTTAGAACATCTCCTCCTAAAGAATGTCCTAAAGCAATCTCCCCAATAATACTTGGCCAAGCATCAATTAATTTTACTGCATAACTTGGCCGACCTTGACTATAACTGTCAGATAATTTTTGTATTTCAATATCACATTTATAATCATTAAAATATCCAAGATCACCAGAGATAGGGTCTATAATTATTTCTTGCCATGCATCGAATATTTTTTTTATTGCAAAATCTTCTGTTACATAAAACTGTAAAGAAGCTTCTGTGAATGTAAATCTGTAAGGAAATGATTGTACAGGTCCATACATAGAGAGTTCATTTGTTGCAGCACTTCTTGTTGGTAAGGATACTGTCTCACACATTAATTGCAATTCTTGAGGTATTGGTTGTCTTAATCCTGTGGGTTTAGAGATTATAACTTTATATTTGTGTCCTCTTGCAATACCCCCATGATTTTTGAATGCTTCTTTAAGGTCAGTTGGTTTAAATGACATTAGTAAAATCTCCTACTATCTTTCCAAACTGTTGCTGCTGATTCTTTCTGGAATCGTTCTACTGGAAGGAAGATGGCTATCTCCCATTCGTCCGCATCTATACGAACTGTTTGTGACATCACATGACTTCCTAGATATCGTTTTACACATGGGACTGCTCTTCCAAATCTTTTGAGGGTACTATAGGAAAGTTTAAGTTTTGTTGTTTTATCGTACCTATCATTAGTTCTGAAACCATTTAATTGATCCATTAAAATTGCTCTATCTCTTGGCCTTACATAATGAAGGTTTATTCCATAAAAACCGCCTGGAGCTTTTTCAAAAGGAAAAACTAAGGGATACATATCCCAATAGGGTAATTTTTTCGCCCACTTTGGGTCATACTTGTAGAACAACATTGTTCCAAGTACACCAATATCTGTGTCTGGTTGGCGTTTTAACAATTGACTTGGTGTAATCGCTCTCATACGAGCACTTGCACCAGCCTGTTTAGTTTTCTCTTTAAACCAATCTCCTGCAGCTCTAGCTTTTGCTGTGACATTACTGGTATTTATAGCTGATTTCAGTTTGTCGAGGAAACCCTCATTAGTTAGTTGTGCCATGCTAATATTTAGTCAAATCGTCTTCAGTTAATATTACCCATTTCCAATTTCTGTCCATACAATAGGCTTTAGCAGCTTTCCACTTAGCTTCATTAACTCCCCATCGTTTGACTTCTGTAATATACCTTCTTCTTTTCCTACCATCCTTTGGGGGTTTACTTTTGGGGGGTTGAGTTTGAAGTTTTGGTTTGATTTCTATAAGACTTTCAGAAATAGAACCATCAGCCTTTAATACTTTAACCCAAAAGTCGGGGAAATACCTGTGTCGTCGCCCATCAATAGGAGAACGATAAGGAATCACCACTTCTTCACTAGCCCATTTCAATACTGAGTCTCTTTGGTCACACCATCGCATAAATCGGAGCTCCCAAAGAGATCTATAGATAATCTTGGTAGGATCTCCTTTATACTTCGATACATTTTTAGGTTTAAATTTTCCTTTGTATGCCATATAAATATGTAGTGTAGGAGTTTATTTAACTATAGAGGGAAAAAATGGCAATACAACTTAATTATCCAAAAGATTTAGCAGGAAATACAAGAGAATATAAACATAGAATTTCTTTTTCCGCACTTAAAAAAAATGCAAAAACTCCATCTACAGGCGGGCCTCCTCCAGCACATGGAATGGTTTCTCTATATCTTCCCCCTGAAGCTTTAAAAACTTCTTACAGTCAAGGTTGGGGTGATACTGATATGGGTGCACTTGGTCAACAGATGTTAAATAGTGCTGCAGAAGGAGGAGGGGCAGCTGCACTCAAGGAGGGTTCATTGCAAGGAGCCCTTACTGCAATGGGGAAGGGTGAAAAAGGGAGCGCTGTAAAAGCTATTATAGGTGCTGCCACACAGGCAGGGGCACAAAGTTTTAGAAAATATTTATCTTCAGGTGCAATTGGTGGTGAGTCTGCTATGAGGGCGGTAGAAAAGATTAGAGGAGAAATTCTTAATCCTCATAAAGCTGTAATGTATACTGGGCCTGGAGGATTTAGAACTTTTTCTTATAATTTTGTTATGGTGGGAAGAAATGAGGACGAAGCAAAAGATATTGCGAAAATAGTAAAGTTCTTTAAATACTGGATGCATCCAGGGCTTGGGGTAACTGAGACACAAGGGCCATCAAACTCTCCATTTCAAACTGGTGGAGGAGCAGCACCAAATATTGGTTCATCCTTAACTCTTACATATCCCGCTGAATGGAAAATAGAAATAAGAGTACAAAAAAGACAAGAGCAACAAATGGGATGGGATTCTCCAACTCCAATTTTGTTTAAGATTGATAAATGTTTTTTAGAGTCTTGTAATGTTGATTATACTTCTGGTGGAACTCCTGCATTTTTTAAAAAAAGTGGTCAACCACAAACTACTTCTCTGGCTCTACAATTTAAAGAAACTACCATTATGACCAGAGAAATGATAGAAAAGGGATATTAATATGTCTGAATATTTTTCAAATTTTCCAAAAATTCAATATGACATGAGTGGGACCAATCCAATTTCACCTGACTATACTATTGCTATAAACATCATGGTTAGACAAAAACTTAGAGATGCAATAGAAGATGATGTTACGATGTATTATCCTTATATTATAGACCCAGATACACGACCCGATATCTTAGCACATCAAATTTATGGTGATATAGCTTATACATGGACAATTTTTTATGTTAATAATATATTAGATCCATATTGGAACTGGCCTTTGACAGAACAACAATTCACAAGATATTTGAATAGTAAATATGGTTCTGTAAATACTGCAAAAACTACTGTGCACCATTATGAAAAAATACAGGATGTGAGAGTTGAAGCAACAGGAACTGCAGACCCCATACCTGAAAGAACTGTTGAAGTTGACTATACTACTTATCGTACTATTGAAGAAGAACTTAGAAAAACCATTTATGTATACGAATATGAACAAGAAAAGAATGAGGCGAAAAGAAGTATCAAACTTATAACTCCCACTTATATTACAAGTATTATGGAACAGTTTAGAGGAATGTTTAGGTAATGGCTGATGCAACTATCAATCCAACTGGCGAAAGGGGAGTAGGTGGAACCTTAAAGGAGGAAGATCGTAAGACTGCCTTTAATCCTAAAAATCCAGGCCAATTCCCCGGCGACTTTAAAATACAAAAGCTTCAAATACTTTCTCCTATTCGTGGAGAAAATAAACCAATACTTTTACAAACAGAAGCTTCAGCATGGACTGAACTCAATTTTTATGAAAATATTGAGAGTCCTTTTATTTCTGGTAACATCACGATTAATGACGCAGTAGGTATAATTGAAGCTACACCAATCGTGGGGGAAGAAACATTAGAAGTTACTATGTCAAGTGCTGGAGCAAAAACAGCACCAATAGGAGCGCCTGGACAAGCGGGAAGTGATGTTCCAGTAAGTGACCAACCCGCAATTATAACTAATAAATTTAGAATATTTAAAGTTGACCCACCAAAAAAACTAAATGATAATTTTCGCCAACTTACATTACATTTTGTAGCAGATACACAAATAACAAATATGATGATTAGTGTTCAGAAAAATTATCCTAGTTCTGAAATAACTGCAACTTATAACCCAACTGATGCAGCAGAAGATAAGACTTTCACCATTGCGGATATGGTAAGAGATATTTTTGTTGACTGCTTCCTTAAAGATAAAAAACCAGCACATCATAGACCTACCAAGAAAAATCTTTTAGTAGAACCAACTAAGGGAATATATTCTGCAAGTATTCCAAACTGGACTCCCTTTAAGGCTATAAAATTTCTCGCATCAAGAGCTATATCTTCAAACCCATTTTCTAATGGGGCTAATTTTGTATTTTATGAAACACTCAAGGGGTTTAGATTTGTGTCTATTGAAACTTTAATGATGGGAGGTTTTCGGGGATACAAAGAATTAGAAGTTTTTCCAACAAGGAGTGCTCATTATAACAGGAATCCAGATGAGGCTACAGCTGCAACTAATAAGACTTCCTATATTCCTGTTTTTAGTGATGGAACTTTAGATGATAATAGTTTTACACCATTGACAGGAGAACCAAATCAAGGAAAATCCTATGTTGCTACCTATAGTTATAAACCATCAAATACTCCAGGCATGACTCCAGCTGAGAAAAAATATGCAGTTACTAATTGGAATTTAATACACACTTTTGATACTGTAGCAAATTTGGGATTTGGTATGTATTCAAATAGAGTGATTACACATGACTTAGTTAGAATGAGTTGGAATAAAACAGATTTTCATTATATCGAACCACCTGACCAAATTGAAACTCCAGAAGCAGATGGAAGTACAACATTAAAACCTAATCCCGATAAACCAGCTGATGACCAAGATACTATACCAAACAATTTTATAAGGTCTGACCCAGGCAAACAATGTTCCAATTTTGCTGATATGTTGAATAGGCCAGAAGCTCATGTATCTCTTTTCCCAACAAATAAAGGAATCTCTTCCAAATTTGCTGAAGGGATTCGAGGTCAAACTTTTAAAGATAAAGATGGTGAAACTAAATTGGGTGCTGATTTTCAAGCAAAAAATGTACATGGTGGAGCTCCTTCTGACAATCCTGTTGAAATGGAAAAAAGAGTTGAAGAGTGGATGGCACAAAGAATATCACAAAAACGACAAATGCAAACAGTTAAAATTCGATTTGATGCTCCAGGCGATTCTGCGAGAGAAGTAGGAGATTTGATATGGTTTGATTTACCTTCTGAAAATCCAAAAGCAGCGGAACAGACAGGAGAACAGGCAGGTCATAAGTATATTAGTGGTAAATTTTTAATCACTTCATTAAGACATAAAATTACTAATGATGAATATACTATGCATGTTGAAGCAATAAAGGATGGATATCGTTCTCAACTTTCACCAACATTTGCTCCAAATAATCCAGTAGTACAAACACCAGATGGAACAGGAGTTGTAAATGGCTAGTTTTATGGGGAAAGATGGATTTGTTTGGTGGCAAGGAGTTGTTGAAGACCGCCACGACCCTCTTTATCTTGGAAGGTGTAAAGTTCGTATTCTTGGATGGCATACAGACGATAGAAGTGCGATGCCAATATCTTCTTTGCCTTGGGCATATCCAATTCAACCTATAACTTCCGCTGCTCAAACTGGTGTAGGTCTTAGTCCAACGGGCCCTGTTGAAGGAACATGGGTGATTGGTTTTTTCCGTGATGGTGAGGCAGCACAAGAACCAGTATTCTTTGGAACTTTGGGAGGAATTCCAGATGCACCAACAAGGTCAGATGAAGGATTTGGTGATCCTAGAGTAGTTGAACCACCAGATGAAGGTCATCCTTTTAAAGCCTTAGCAAAAAGACTTTTAAAATATGATGTAAATAATCCAAATGCTAGAGTTCCTAGAGCACCAGATGTTATTACTCATTATGGACAAGGTGATACTATTCCAGACACATCAGAAGCAACAGCCCGATGGACATCTGATGGTGTATCACTATCATCAGATGCAGCCGGTAAGAGTCAAAAATCAATTAACGTATTACTTCAAGAACAAGGTACTAGGTCAAATTATCCAGACTTACAAAATTTTGAGGGTGAACCTACCACACCAAGAGCTGCAAGAGGTTTGTATGGAAATCTTGAAGGTAAGGGATATTATTCTGAACGAGGAATTTTAGGACAAAAAATACAATGGAGGTCAGCATTAAACGCTGGTGGATTTAGTACTGCACAAGGCGACCTTACATGGAATGAGCCAGACCCTAGTGTAATTTATGGAGCAATATATCCATACAACCATGTACATCAATCTGAATCTGGACATATACTTGAAGTAGATGATACTCCAGGCAAAGAAAGATTACATCGTTATCATCGAGCTGGAACATTTGAAGAAATTGGAGCCTTAGGTCAAAGGATTATGAAGGTTGCCAACGAAAATTTCAACATCACTTTAAGTAACGATTATACAGCCGTTAAAGGAAACAAGTATGAAAACGTCGCAGGAAAAATAGATGTAATTTCTAGGGGTGGTTGGTTTCAAGAATCAAAAAGTGTTAATGTTAGTACTAGTGGAGATATTGCTTTTAATGCTGCAACTTCTAAATTTTCAGTTAGGGGGAATGATATTATTCTTGATGCTGCTGAAGGTAATGTAACAATCAAAGGAAAATCTGTCACGATTGAAAAAAGAGATGCTAGTAATACTGAAAAAACTTCTGGTAATGAAGTAAAAAAAGTTGGTGGGAAATATGTTCTCAGGTCTGGTTCATTACAATTTGGTTCAAGGGGTGGAGTTGGTATAACTTCTGGTTTGGGAATCAATATTGCTGCAGGTGTAGGTGGAGTTAAAGAATCAATAGTTGGAATCCCAGGCACGTCTACTAAGGTAACTGATGTAGCGATGGGAAACATTGAGTTTACTTCTCATATAGGAAATTTTAGTGCAGGTGCTGGACCTTTTCAGGCTTCTGGTTCAATAGATGTAAGTTTGTTTGGAACTACAACAATTACTGGTGGTTTTGGATTATCATCAATTACTGTAGGACCATTGGGTATAGAATTGTCTTATTTAAATAATTCAGTTAAATTAGGACCGGCCGGAGTTGATATTAATGGTTCAATAATAAACATTGAAGCTTTAGGAATTGGGACTTTTAAATCAAGTGCAATAGCGAAAGTTGAAGGTTCACTTGTAATGTTAAATTAAGGATATGATATGGCAGTACCAGCTTTAGTGTGGACATTACCAGTAGATGCATCTCCAGCGACAACAGCCGATTCTCATCATTTGAATAATGACCTTGTTGCTGTTTCTGATAAACATGGAAATACTGGAACTTTTGCACCAGGCGGAACAAATGCGGGTCTGTCTGGAAAATATATGGTTTCGTTGAATGATGTGGATAGGGTGGATACGAATGCTGTTTCATACAGCTCAGGGCCGCCAGAAGTCCCAGCTGTACCAGCATATTCGACTTATACCTATACCAATAGAGGTCATATTAGTTTAAATGGTGGAGTATTTGAATTATTACCATATTCAGGAGGTGTTAAAGGAGGAACGACAACATATACAGATTTTGCAGGAACTGGTAGAAGTCCGTATCCAGAGAGTTATTCAACGCAGGCTCCTGGCACTTCAAATAATCCAGGGCCTCCGATATGTGGAACAACAAATTATCAGAATGTGGAATCACAGTATACTTATACTACAGCAACTATGACTGTAGGGCCAGCTTCGAGTGGAACATATAGTGTAGCTCCTGCACCATCAGCTGCTAGTAGGTCATCAAATCCATCTGGTGGATATGATTATACTCAAGCATCACATAATGGAACTGTATATCAAATGTATGGTGGAGCTCATACTGGTTCAAGTACTCCCATTTATCAAATATTTACAGTGCCAGATATACCAGAGAGTGGTACAGGTTGGGGGTATCCTGGCTACACTACTAGTTCCAGAACAACTATAGATGAAACTTGGGCAGTTGGAGGAACTTATAATAATGGTACTAGTGTTACTAATCAACATAGGGGGTCAATACATTTTAAGGTAGTATCAGATACGGAGTGTGTAATAGAAGATGGAAATATTCAAAAATCTGTAACTGGAACAGCAAATTGGGCAAATGGACAAAGTAGAACAGTTACGATAACAGCTGCAGATCATGGATTGGTTGATTCAAATAATAGAATTTTCATTTCGGGGGCTAGTAATAATGCAATTAATGGGATGTGGAATGTAGCATCAATTACAAACTCTTCACAATTTACAACTAAGATTTTTGCTGCAAATTGTGAAGATGGTGGAGTTGATATAACAGGGTTAAATATAATTACATACGATGGAATAGATAAATCGGGAGGTGTACTTAGACAAAAATCTGGTTCAATAACTTCAGTTGTTGAAAAGAAAACGCATGAAGGTGGGTCAAGTCCAGCTACTCATAAAATAGAATATGAATATCGTGGTTCTCATGGGGTAGCTGCTAATGGAACAGTTTCAATACAGGGAACAATTGATTATGATTTTACAGGCTCTGTAACAAGAACTAATAGTACAGTTTTAACAAGAGCTATTAGTACTGGAAATCCTGGCGCGACTACTTCAACAAATACAATATGGACAGGAGAAGCAAAAGTTTTTCCAGTTGTAGATGATCTTACAGTTATTGCTGGAGGAATGTATGGAAACAATAAGGTAATTGTAAAAGGAACAGTTACTTCCCCAGCGGGTGAATATGTTTTTTGTGCTAATACAACCTCTGCAGTTGTTCATCATGGTATTATAATGTCATCATCAACAAGAACGAGAAGTATGTTTACTGATGCAAAATTAAATGTAAATGAAGATACTGGTAGGGTTTATACTACTGGAGCTCCTTCGACACAACAGACTGATTCATCGGGCGGGTTTAATGGTGTGAAAGGTGGAATGACTCCTATTGATAGTTGGTGTCCTCATTATATGCATGGAAGAGCTAAAGCTCAAGAGAGGAATGATTTGACTGAAGTTTTAAAAGCTAATACTTCAGCGTATGATGCATCAACTCAAATGTTAAATTCTCCATTAACAGATTCAG